GCCTTGGAGTTGGAGATTCTCAACCGTTTGCTTCTTGGTCACTAAACAAGGAAACATACCTTTGGGAATCTCCAACTCCAAGGCCATCTGACGACAAGTTTTACACTTGGGACGAACATTCTCTTTCTTGGATTGAAACACCAGTAGAATGAACAAGGTCGGGGGACCAATGAGATTTCACGTTGTATCACTGCCACACACAAATACAACTAAAAACTTTACAAGTTGCGCATTCACTGAAAAAGTGCGGCGCTTCTGCATCATGATGACAGATCTTGGTCATGAAGTTATTCTTTATGCTGGATCAGAAAATGAAGCATCTGTAACAGAACTAGTAACTTGTATCTCAGAAGACGAAAGACAAGCGGCAGTTAGTAATAATCACTATACTTCTGCTTCATTTGATACAACTTTACCGCATTGGCAAATGTTTAATGGCAATGTCATTAAAGAAATGACTGATAGACTTAAACCAAAAGACTTTATTTGTCTTATTGGTGGATATGCTCACAAACCGATTTCAGATGCTTTTCCAGATCACATGTCAGTAGAGTTTGGCATTGGTTATGGTGGGACTTTTGCAAGATACCGTGTGTTTGAGTCTTATGCATGGATGCATTCGATCTATGCCGGTTATAAAAATCCAACCACAGTAGATGGTGGATTCTTTGATGCAGTTATAAATGGTTACCTTGAACCTAAAATGTTTCCAAAAGGATCAGGTAAAGGCGACTATTACTTCTACATTGGTCGAATGATTGAGCGAAAAGGCTTTAGAATTGCTCAAGAAGTATGTGAACGATTAGGTAAAAGGTTAATTTTGGCAGGCCCAGGTGATGAAAAAGGCACCGGTTACGGCGAGTTCATAGGCAATATTGGCCCTGAAGAACGAGCAGAACTAATGGGAAATGCCATTGCTTTGTTTGCACCTACTACTTATATTGAACCATTTGGAAATATAGTAGTAGAAGCTCAGACTTGTGGAACTCCAACAATTACAACCGATTGGGGAGCTTTTACAGAAACTAATATTCACGGAATTACTGGTTTTAGATGTAGATCTCTTGCAGACTTTATTAAAGCTGCAGAAGATGTAAAAGATCTTGACAGAGATTTTATTAGAAAGCAAGCAATAGAAAAATACTCACTTAAAGCAATTGCACCTAAGTATCAAGATTACTTTGAAAGGTTGTTAACCCTTTGGGAAGACGGCTGGTATCAACTAAGCACAGAAAAGGCAGATAAATGAGTCTATCAAATAGACTGCGTAAAGCAGGAGAAAAAAGGTCAAATAATCAGTACCTTGAACCATTTTTACCTGGCCGCGCTCTATATGCAACTCCAGCTGGAGTAGATGTAAACTCTGATACAGCAATTCGCATGTCAACTGTTTATGCTTGTGTCCGACTATTAGGTGACACTATTAGTTCTCTTCCACTATCTGCGTATGTCCGTCGTGGTCGTTCTAGAATAAATTATGCATCTGTTTACGGCGATATGCCTGCATGGATTAACAAACCAAATCCTGATTCAACTCGTTTAGAGTTCTATGAGCAAGTAATTTCTTCTTTAAACCTTCATGGCAATGCATTCATTTTAACCGTACGTGACGATCTGGGCGACGTTCAAGAGCTTTACTGCATAAACCCACTCCAAGTTCGTATACGTCGTCCTGATCCAATGGGAGAGATTGAGTACATAGTTACTCTTGCTCAAAATGCACAAGATCCAGTAAATCAGTTTTACGATAACGCACAACCTTTTGATCCAATGTCAGTAAAAACAATGGTTTTAACAAAGAATGAAATGTTACACATTCCTATGTTTAGACTACCTGGACAGTTACTTGGACTTGGGCCGATTGCAGCGGCTCGCATAACTTTAGGTTCTGCTATGGCCGCAGAAGTTTATGCAGCAAGTTACTTTGGAAATGCAGCAAATCCTGGTGGAGTTATTGAATCTCCAGGTGAAATGACCGAAGAACAAGCTGCTGACATTGCCCGTAACTGGAATATGTCACACACAGGACCTTATCGTGCAGGAAAACTTGGCATTTTAACTAGCGGCGCAACATTTAAGCCACTTACTCTAAATGCTGCAGATGCACAGTTGTTAGAAGTGCGCAGATTTGGTGTAGAAGAAATTGCTAGACTATTCCGTGTACCTGTATCTTTACTTGGTCACCCTGTTGCAGGAGCAATGTCATTTGCATCTGTTGAAGCTCAGAACTTATCATTTGTCCAACACTCTTTAAGACCTTTACTTGAAAGACTAGAACAAGCACTATCACCATTGCTTCCTGAGTCAGATGGATTTATTAAGTTTAATCTAGATGCTTTGCTACGTGGAACAACATTAGAACGCTATGATGCCTATACAAAAGGTCTGCGTGAAGGTTTCTTGAGTCTAAACGATGTCCGTTATGTAGAAGATCTTGCACCTCTTGGAGAGTCTGGAGATCAATATCGTGTTCCATTGCAGAATATTGATGCGGCAGATGCAAAAGATGTTGGCTTAAACCTACGTGCCGATATTGCAGCCAAGTTAATTCAAGTAGGTTTTGATCCAAAATCAGTAATTGATGCTGTTGGTTTACCTGATATGAATCACACAGGTTTACCTTCAAATCAATTACAACCAATCTCTACAATCGATCCAGCGGATCCAAAAGCAGCATACGAGGTTGAATAATGCCATATTACATTTCTCAAGCACAAAGCGATTGTGATGGATGGGCAACTGTAAAACAAGAAGCAGATGGTTCATATACAACCATTGGTTGTCACCAAAGCAAAACAGATGCAATCGACCAAATGATTGCAACATCTCTGGCTGAGAATATTGAACCAGGCGGAGAAGTAAACTCAAGGAGCAAAATGAAAAAAATCGAACGACGCACATATACTGTGCAAGATGTTGAAACTCGGGCAGATGACGATGGAAAGCTACGCTTGTCAGGATATGCAGCAAAGTTTGATAGTCCTAGCGTTCCACTACCATTCGTCGAAACAATCGCTAAAGGTGCATTTAGAAAAACTTTAACAGAAATACCTGATGTCCGATTACTAGTTAATCATGAAGGACTTCCATTAGCTCGTACTAAAAATGGTACAATGACGCTAACTGAAGATGACATTGGATTAAGATTTGATGCTGAATTAGCAGATACTCAAGAAGCAAGAGATCTACATGCTCTTATTGCTAGAGGCGATGTAGATCAGATGAGTTTTGCATTCCGTGTAATTAGACAAAAGTGGAACGAAGACCGCACTATGCGTGTTTTAACAGAAGTATCGTTAGCTGATGGTGATGTTTCAGTAGTTACTTATCCAGCTTATCCAGCCACTTCAGTCGAAGCTCGTGAGCATCTAAAAAATGCTATTGATGCCGTCAAAGAAGGAAGAGAAATATCTGGAGACTCTCTACTAGTTCTAAAAAGCATTTTTGAAGACCTGAGTGAAGGTCATGACTATGTAATGAAGTCAGTAGAACTAATGGCTCAATTACTAGGAAATCAAGAAGTTGAAATTGAAGAAGACATTGAAGATTCCACTTATATGGAAGATGAAGAAGACAAAAACCTCGTAGAAGAAGTTTCTGTACCAAGATCTATATCTCTTCGTCTAGCAAAAGCAATAGTTAATAACACAAAATAATATTCTGTTAGCAGATAGTTAACAGATACCGAAGTCGGAGCGAGACTCACACCCCAAAAGCGCCGTGATGCTTATCGCCACCACCTCGATTAAACTCATAAGGAGCAGAATACAATGTCATACCTTGACAAAGTAATCGAGCGCCGTGATGCAGTTAAGGCAGAAATGGATGCAGTTCTTGAGGCAGTTGCCGAAGAGAACCGTACCGACCTTACTGCAGAGGAGACCGAGAAGGTTGACGCTCTTGTAGAAGAGTCACGTTCACTCGATACAAAAATCGAAAAGCTAAAGACACAGGCTGATGCAGATGCAAAAGCTGCAGAAATCCGTTCAGCAGTTGCACCAGTTGCAACACCAGTAGGTGGCGCTCGCGTTATCTCTGAAGCTCGTACATACACACCAGAAGCAGATGTTTCATTCGTAAAAGATGCGTACAACGCACAATTTAAGAATGACTTTGCTGCATCTGAGCGTCTTGCACGCCATATGCGTGAAGAAAAAGTTGAAAATCGTGCAGTTGCTACTGGCAACTTCGATGGTCTTGTGGTACCACAGTACTTAACAGATCTAGCTGCACCATTTGCACGTGCTGGCCGTCCATTCTTGGATGCTGCTACAAACAAGCACACACTACCTGCAAGCGGAATGACACTAAATATCAGCCGCATGACAACAGGTACAACAACTGCAATCCAAGCAACTCAGAACACAGCAGTATCAAACACTGATGCTGATGACACACTATTGACTATCAATGTGCGTACAGTTGCAGGACAGCAAGACATCTCACGCCAAGCAATCGAGCGCGGTACAGGAATTGATTCATTCATTCTTGCAGACCTAATTCGTTCATGGCACACAACACTAGACAGCCAATGCCTAAATGGCGATGGCAACTCAGGAACAGTTCTTGGTCTTGATAACTCTGGTGGAAATGCAATCACTTACACATCTACTGCTCCAACAGTTCAGCTTCTTTATCCTAAGCTCGCTGATGCTGTACAGCAAGTTCAGACAACTGCATTCCAGCAACCAACACACTGGATCATGCACCCACGCCGCTTAGCTTATCTAATTGCAGCAGTGGATTCATCAAACCGTCCACTTGTTGTACCAACAGCAGGCGGTCCAATGAACACAATTGCATCTGGTGCAGGAGCAACATCATATGGTAACTCAGGTTACTCATTGATGGGTCTTCCAATCATCACTGATGCAAATGTCGGAACAACTTTCGGCGCAGCAACAAATCAAGACAAGATCTATTGCGTTGCAGCACCTGAAATGCACCTTTGGGAACAACCAGGAACACCATTTGCATTGAACTTTGATGCAACTACTGCTGGTAGTTTGACAATCAAGTCTGTTGTTTATGGCTACGCAGCCTTCTCAGCAGGTCGTTACCCAGCAGCTGCCTCGATTATCTCAGGCACCGGTTTGGTAGCTCCAACATTCTAAGCAAAGCTTAGAACAATAGTGTAGAGCCGGTAAGACTCCCCCGACTTATCGGCTCTACACCTTTAATGGGGGTAAGTATGAAATCGTCACATAAAGTTTCAATTGGAGCGTGTGATCCAGGTTCAGTTAATGCTGCTTGGGCATATACAATGATTCAATTGACACAAGCTCGAAGTTCAAGATTAGGTCCATTTATAAGAATTGAAGGATCTGGTTTATTAAGTAAATTACGTAATCGTGTAGTTGCAACCTTTTTAGATAACACAAAGTCTGATTGGTTGCTAATGATAGACACTGATGAGCAATTAAGTGTGCAAGCATTTGATAAGTTAATTGAAACTGCTCATGATAAAGATAGACCAGTTGTAGCAGGACTTTATTTTGCAGCTTGGGACGCAAATGAAAACCTATATCCTGTTCCTGTTCCATTGATTTTTAATGATACTAATAAAGGCTTTGCGCCTATAAATGACTACAAACGTAATGCGGTTTTTGAGATTGGTGAATGGATAAGTGAAGACTTACTATTCTGCCGTAAAATCAAGCATTTAGGTTTCCCTATTTATGCCAATACAGGTGCCATATTGCCGCATCAGAAAAGATACTGGTTACATGAAGGCCATCATACTGAACGGCAAAGTAATGAAGATATTTAAGAAAAAACAAACAGCAACAGCTTTGCCCGATTTAGAACGAGCAATGCAGCCTAAATTAGAGAAAAGGATAACGCATGGCACTAACAAACGCCTATTGCACCCTGTCGGATGTCAAGAATGCTCTTGCAATCGAAGACATCAATGACGATTTAGCTATAGAAGCTGCAATTGCTGCTGCATGTAGAATGATT